ACATCATTGAGTTTGATACGACATTCAGCGGCACCAATTTCACGATAATCGTCACCTTGCCACAGTTCAATGCGTAACATTTGTTGCACATTTCGGAACAAAAGAGGGCTTGTACCGACATAATCCGTATAGTAACGGCGGCGATATGGCTTGTAAGTGTCAAAGTTGATGTACTCAGCGGCTACCAAATACGGTCGCCATGCGTTGCGGGTCATGTTGTCAATGCGGTCTTGCATTTTGAGAATTACATGCTCCACCTTTGCTTTGGTCATACCACGAACACGCCCGTTGGTAAACGAGGCTTTGTTCTGTACATACCCGTTGTCAGCCACTTCATAGTCCGATGCTGTCAGCGTTGCTCCGCTAAAGGTGATTTTGACATGCCCCGACTTGCCACCCGTCCCTTTACCGATGGCGGTGATGGTCAACTCTTCTTCACCCAGTGGGTCAGCATCGCTGTACACACGGATTTTGTCGCCTACGCTAAAGCCTACTTGACGATACTCGTTGCCTGTGATATACACAGCGTCCGTGTCAGCGTCAGCACTCATGAGGATAGCCTCTTGAGGGCCAATATCCAGTAAGTCAGCAACTTGTTGGGCGGTGCAGTACACAACAGCAGTGGGGTCAAGAGGCCGGGTTTCCGGCTCACCGGGACTGAACACTACTGGCATACATTACCCTCCCTCACTGGTCTTCCATCATTGGGATGTCTTCACATTTTTCGCAAAGCGTGTTGTGCTGTGGCCCCATTTGATTAGAACCGTAATACATCATTGGTTCAGTCGGCCTTCCACATTTAGCACACGGAACTTCCGGTGGATTAAAAAAATCATTTTTTAACACGCTCCAAGCATCACGCATAGGAACTTGGCGGGAGGTCTTAATGGGTGGATTATACTGATTCATTCCTTGTCGTAGTGTAGGTGCTGGCATTCTTGCCGCAGGAGGCATTTGCCCGTCATTTTCAGCAATGGATTGAGCAAATGCTAATTCATCGGGGGTAAGAAGTTGGTTGTCTTCGGGTTCTTCTTGCATGAGTTGGTAATCCTCCATTACATTAGCCCCCAATTGACTGTAGGGATGCGGTCTTTCTGCCCTCATTGGTTTCTCACCGTGTCCTTTTGGTACATACGGATTTTCACCATATCGGAAAAACTTGTCATTAGGGCCGTGTTTTTCACCCGGCATTCGTTGGAACTCCCGTCTATTACCAGCATCAGCAGGAAATTGCAGATTTTTCAATAGACTTAAAGCATCACGCATAGCAACATCACGAGAGTTCATGATGCGACGGAGGTGTTCAGCCTCAGCATCGGGGTCAAAACCACCTTCTTCTTGAGGTTTCAAATGAGGGTACATACCATAAAAACGCTTTTTGTCAGCATCCAACTCTTCTTGTTCCATATCATGATACGGCTTACCTTCAAATCCTTCGGTATGTCCTTGCTCACGAGAAAAGTCAATGTCGCTTTGACGGGCTTCCCAATCAGCCAGTGCTTCATCGTGCATGTCGTTTTCATTCATTTTACCGCCTTGCGGAAGCGTTTGGCGAAGTTTGCCCTGCCCATCAAAGATGTTAGGCATTTTACGGTCAAGTTTTTCAGCCAACTCAAATGATTCATCCTCAGTCATGTCTTCTTTGAAGTCGGGGTCGTTCATAGGGTCTTGATTGAACTGATTGTCAATTATTGCTCGCTCGCCCTCTACATCGGGTTCGCTCAGCGACTCTTCCAAGGTTTGACCTTCAAAGGGCACACGCTCGCCCATGAACTTGAGTCCATGCTCATCGGGATTGGCTACAGCCTCACGCATGAGAGCGTCACGGGCTTGAGTAAATTGTTCTCCGCTCGCAACCTCACCTGCACCACGAAGTGCAGAACTGGCCGCTTTGTTAGCCCACTGTTGAAGGCGCATTTCTTCGCCATCTTCTGTAAGAACTTTTTGTCGGTGTGGTCGCATTGCTTTAATTAGAACTTTCATATTCATAACCTCTTCTTTTCGTCACGCTTTCCTAAGTTGTATTCCATAGGCTTTTCACAAGCACCACAGGTTGCCCTCCACATGAAATGAAGGAATCCGCAGTGCGTACAACGAGTGCCCGAACCAATGTTAAGGATGTCACCTATTTCTTGATTGCGGTTTCGTTGGGAACGAGTAACACCTTCAAGTGGCTTTTCGGGCTTTGAAACCACATCACCACCGTACTGATAATCAGCCTTGCGGTCTTGCTTGCCAGCACGAACAATGTCGCTCAAATCAATGCTTCTAACATCAAAACCCATACCAACTCACCTCATGCGAGTTGATAGGTTACCATAACAAAATAATTCCCAAGAACAGGAACTAACTCGCTGTCAATTACAGAACTGGTACTACTCGCATCAGCAATTGCTTGGATAGCCGCTTGAATGGTTCCTTGCAAAGTTGCCGTGTCACTAAACTCCTTCGGGGAGAAAGGACCGAGCACTTTTACGCCAATCTTGGTTAGTGCCGCCATAAGTCGTCACCTCAAGAGCGACGACCAATTGCGATGAATGTTCCAGCCTGTGCGGGTGTTGTGTTTGCGACATCACCGGGGTCTTGCAGACCAGCCGCCAAACGAATGGTTGTACCGTCAATACGAACATCTACTCCAAAGTGTACATTTTGAAGTGGTGGTGATGCACCAGTGTCGGTAATTGCTCGTCCTGCGATAACACCGCTTGAGTTTGCACCTGCGAAATCAATTTCCGAAAGGAAAGAACTCAAATCAATAGAGTTATCACCAGCGGCATAAGTGCCTGTTATAATCATTCTGTCACCGAAAACGGTTGGTCGTGGGTCAATTGTTACTGCCATAATTTTTCACCTTATTCATTTGTTGTGTTTAGATGCCCCTTTACAAGAGCGAGAGCGGCGGTTTTTGTTAGATAACCGCTACCCTTGCTAACTCCGTTGTCAGTCAACCACTTAAGGATGTCCTTTCGTGACCAACCGTTGTCGGGGATGCCGTCATTGTCACCATCAACGGTGACTCCTTCATCCTCTTCAATTTTGAAGTGCTTTGCGGGTAGCGTATGTCGCCACTCGTTCAGCCACTCTTGTGTGACTTCATTCACTTGTCCACGAATCCATGGAGTCGGAGAATCTCTTCGCCGCCTTTCATAGAAAGGACCAGTAAAAGTCACTTTGGGCATCTAAATCACACTCAGTTAAGCATCACTACAGTTACCGTTCCTGCGCCGCCTGCTTCACCGTGAAGGACAATTGATGGGTCAGCACCGCCAGTTTTTGCGGCAGGGGCCAATCCCGTGTTGGTGAAAGTAGCGGATAGGGTCTTGTCAGCCACTGCAAAAGTGGTGCCGATAACACCGACAATTTTTGATGCACCTGCGGTGAGAACCAGCACTTGCTCAGCGGCATCTGCCAAGGTAAACCCAATGGTCACCATTCGCATACTGCCCACTGCGTTTCCGTCAGTGTTCTGTGCGGTGAAACCAGTAAGGGTACCGGGGTATGCACCACCAGCGTTACCGTCCAACCAACCCGTTTCATCAACGGGGGTTCCTGTTCGCATGTCTAAGTCCAAAAGAACCGATACGGTTCCTGTTGAAAAATCTGCATCATCAAATGAGATAGTCAAGCCTTTTTCTGTCTTTGTTTCTGTTGCCATATTTTACACATCCATATTGTTTTGCTTCACAACCCTCACTTGAGGTCACGGATAGAGCCGTGACCGCCGAAGAAAGTCGTCCATAGTTCACCCATAGTACGATACATTCCTTCTTGTCCGAGGCGGTTGATGGCGAATGGGTCGCCAGTTTCAATACCGCTCTCAAAGTATTGGGTTGGAATTGCTGTACTAAAGTACAAGTAATCAGTGTCAAGGAAATACATACGGCTCAAGGTGTCGGGTTGCACATCCTTAGATGGGATGATTGGGACACCATTGTATGTTGCAACAATGAATCCTGCTTCAAGACCGGGAACACCCTTAACACCGTTGTAGGTAGGGGTAACACGCTTCTCTTCCATAAATCGTTGTTGGGATTGTAGAAGTTGTTGAAGACGCATCAAAGTGTCGTATCCAGTGAGGATGACCTTTGGGTTTCCACCACGAGTCCATGTCTTTTGGAACAAAGTGTCCAAATGGTCAAGTGAAAGGTTTCGGTCAGTACCGCCGTTTTCATCATGTTCTGCAAGTGACCAAGAGTTTGCACTTCGGTCAATGGAGTACATGTCTTCTGCGGAACCTGCGGAAGCCCCAGTAGTAACACGGTCAAGGGATTCAAAGTCGTTTCCGGCAACAGTAGCCTTGTCAACAGTGAGCATCTTGTTGATGTGTTCTGCGTGGTGCTTACCCATTTCTTCCTTAAGGATTGCACGAATGTCGCCAAGTCCGTCATCTTTGTCGGAAAGGAACATTGCGGTTTCGCTCATGTCAAAGGTGTGAACAACAGTCTTTGGCTTTGCGGCAATGTGTTGGAAGGTAGGTTTGGTGGTGTCGGGAAGAGTTGCGTTTTCTGCAACACCGCCACCAACAGAGAAGGAAGGACGCTCGGTGATAACTCGCCATCCACTGCGCTCCCATGGTCGCTTTGGTAGAATAGAGAAGGCGTTGAACTCTTGGTTCAACTGACTCCAAACTTTGCGTCCGTAGATTGCTTGGTATGTACCAGCAGTGGTTGATAGCATAGGTGCATCAGCCTTGAGCAACTCGCTACCGGAGTAGGAGTAACCCATAGCGTTTCCTGCGCCATAGTAGTATCGTTCCATATCAGTAATGTTTCTAATGTAATCTCGTGCCATAATAATTCACCTCATTTCTTTTTTAATTTTAAGCCCCTCGCAAGGTTCGCTGTGCAAGCGAGTGTACCTCATCCCAACCCATGTTGGCAAGGTCTTGCGTGGAAGGGACATCAATAGTGGACACTGACTTTTGGATAGTGGAAGAAGTTCCAGCACCAAGATTGTCAATACGCTCCGAAAGTTGCTCAATGGACTTCACGATTTCCGTAAGAGGTGCTCGTGCATCAAAAGCGGCTTTTTCAGCCTCGGACTTTGCAAGTTGCATTTCTTGTTGGAAACGGTTTGCAAAGTGTCCTTCAAGGTCGTTTCGGAAAGTTTGTTCCGATGCGGCGGCTTTGTACACTTCGTAAGCGGCTTCAAGGTCAGCCTCACTCACATTTTCAGCGTTGAGGTAACCCTTAGACAATTGGGCTGGTCCGAGAGCACCGGATGGGGTTTTTCCACCGGATGCTGTGATTGCGTTGATTGCACCAGTAGATGGTGAACCTCCTTCTTGTCCACGACCACGGACTTGACCACCGAAGTAGTCAGCACCGTCCACGGCATCGGGGTTATCAAAGCCACCAAGTTGTGCTTTTTCAAGAGCGTCAAAGTGGTCACGAGCGGCGAGTGTATCAACACCAGCCGACTTGAGAGTGCTTTCCATCCAAGATAGATACTCAGAGGAAATAACATCGCTGTATTCTCCCTTTGCAAAGGGGTTTTCTTTCTTTTCATCTTTCATTTCGTCACCTTCTTCTTTTTCGGGCTTCTTTTCTTCATCAGCCTTGCTGTCTTTCATAGATTCTTTAAGAGCAGGAGGTAGTTCTCCCTTTTCCATAGCATCCAATCGGGCTTCAAGGCGTGACATAATTCCTGTCAAATCACTGTTTTCGTCTGTCATAGTGGTATCCTCCTTCAAAATTCGGAATTGCGCTTCGGGGTTGATACCCTTTTCACAAATCGTCACCTCATGCAACTCCATTTTTGAAATCTCTTGGTAGTCGCCTTTTTCCATGTCGGACTTTCGCACTCGCTTGAATGCTTGTCCTCCAATAGAAAACCCACGAAGGTTGCCCTTGCGGATTTCAGCGGCTACTTCACGAGCCTTCTCTATATCATTGCGGAGTTGTACTACAACGAACATTCCTGTGTCATCACATTCGGATTTCCACATTCGTCCGTTAGAATCTATGTAACTGTCAATTACTTCCCCAACTTGAATGTTGGAGTGAGCCAGTTGCACATTTCGGTATTTGTCGCTCTTCATGAAGCCATCAAAGGCATCACTCAAAGCACCACGAGTAATAAGGTCGCCTTGCTTGTCAACAAGTTCAACCGATGCGTAACCAGCAACAACCAAATCGTTACCACTCTTGAGAAGAGTGATACCGTCATTGGGTCGTTGAACTGCGAGCATTGAATCAAGGACTTACTGTTATGGTATTTATACTGCTCGTTAAGAGCGAGATAACAAAGGCTGGTCATTATCGTAGTCTATAGACAAATTTTCACCCTCGTCAGTTTGCACTTGAATGTGATTCAGTCTTTCTTTTTTCTTCTCTTTTGTTTCATCGGTAATTTTCTTTTCACCGTCAAAATCGGGGAGTGTGGACTCATTGCGAAGTTGTGTGGGGCCACGAGGTGATTCTTGCGGTGTACCTACATCTATACCCAATCCCTTCGGACCTGTCCAAGTCATCTTTTCTTTGGAAATTTTATCCAATGCTCGTGAAATAATTTCTAACGCCTTCTTGGTATTATTAGGTTTGAGTAATCGCTCCTCATCATCTTCTTCAAGAATACCCGCACTTCCCTCTTCCATTTGCTCATCTGTAGGTTTCTTTGGCATATCCACTTCTGTAGCCTTCCTCAAGTACCCCTTTACTAACAAAGGAGCAACAGACGACCAAAACGGGAATAGGCTTTCGGAAAGAATTACTGGGTAATCAGTTTTTGTTAAAGCACCCATTGTGCTTGTAGGAGAATGTAGTACCCATGTATCGTTCAATTCTTCCATTTCATACACTACTGTGTCAATTCCCTTCAACACGATTTGAATTTGTGAGTCCGAGATTTCAATATCGTGCGGAATAAGAATAGGAGGAAATGATTTAGTCATGAGGTCAAGAGATTCTGTACTTGCCGCACCTTCTCCTTCGCCCTCCCCTTCCAATTCTTTGAACTGTACATTGTACACAGGGCGATTCTTACGGTTCTTCTTTGAGATACCTGTAATAGATGCACGAACAACATCTCCAACCTTGAAGACCTTCTTTTGATTGTGTGCAGTACCTACATCCATGTAATGTTCTCCTTTATGCTCTACTGCTCGGTTTCCAAGTCCTTCTATTTCAAGAATGGGGCCAGCACCAAGTTGGTATGTGTATGGGCCTTTGCCTCTTCGGTCAAGAACTATGAAGTTGAAATCACGAGAATCACGATATAACACCCACTTAGGATGGCGGCGTTCTCCACGCATGTATGTTGATTTGTTATCACGAAGGAGAATGTTATCGTGGTCTTCTTTAAGATTCTTTACAGCCTCTTCCAATCCTTCATCATCCGTCATGCGAGTATCATGTGGGCCGGGAACGATAACATGTTCTTGACTATCAAACTGTGAGCGCAATATCTTTAATCGCTCAAACATCTGCATCTCAGCCACATTGTTATCATCGTAATTGATAATATCAATGATATGTAATTCCTCTTCACCAAGTATAGCGTCAAGCGTGTAATTCTTATCGTTCATCTTTTCAAGAGCCTCTTTCGTGGTTTTACGAAGACCTTTCTTTCTACCACCTTCGTCATACGCTGTAATTTCCCCATCTTTGTTTACAATAACAAGACGCTTTCCATCGTACCACTTACTTACTACCCATGAACCGCTGAAACCACGCAAATGTTCTAAGTCACTCATCTCAAAGATACGGTGCATAGGACGAACAGGTGGACTCCATTTTGCATCATCACTCTTTGTAAGCATAATATCGGGGTCAAGAAGTGATGTGATAAGTTCAGTCATCTCACTGGCCGCTATGGTGTACATATTGTCACTCGCTGTGTCAGCCGATTCAAGATTCATACTTTGGTGAGCGTTGGAAGGGTTTCTTGGCGGTGGGGCGTTTGCGTACACTTGATTTGCTATTTCCTTTCCATGCACCATTTCAGTAAGTTCTTGAGGTACACTGTGATACAATCCTGTACTAACATTTGAGCCTGCGAATATATTCCCCTCAGCATCAAACTCAGCACCAACCGTTGGTGTCAATTCATATCCGTGATGCCATGCACCACTGTCAAAGTGGTCAGTCAAAGCAGTATTAGCAGGCGTGGCCGCACCTACAGGTCGTTGTCCAAATCCTGCTGTTTCCGAAAAGTCTTCACCGGGAGTAAAAATACCTTCTTCATCATCCATAACACGAGGGTCAAAGTGAACGATGGTATCAAGATGGTTTTTCGTTGTGTTCGTTGTGCGAGCCAATGATTTACTGTTGAATCCTTTTGCATTGTGTATATCTCCACTTATTGCTCCTACGCCTGCCGCTGTCATAGAAAAATCAAATTGTTGTGGGTTGAGTTTCATAGCCAAATAGCGAGGTATAGCGTGAGAGTGGTGCCCTTTCCATTGCTTGTTATCGGTTTGTTGTTGAAAGTGATTCATGGCTTTATGATAACCATTTTCTCGTGCATGGCGAAAGAAGCGTTCTTCATCTGTTAATTCTTCTTCGGGCTTACTCATGATTTCTTCATCTGTAAATTGATTAAGATTGATAGCATCTATGTTTGGAATTTTTCCGCTAAGTAAAATGTCTTTGATAGTTGATGCGAACAAAGGTGTATTGGCTTCATTAGAAGCGTTAATGAGTTCTCGTGCTTTTTCTTTAGCAACAGGGGTCTTTTCTATATTGAGAATTTTAAGCACTTCATCCACGCTCATGTTACCATCAATCATTTTTCCATCTGTGGATAAATGCTTACCTACCGTAGCGTGTAATGGATTTTGTGAAGGTTTTGTTGGTTTTACTGCATCATCTATGCCATAATTAGTCGTTGTTATACCATGTACTGAATGAGGCACAGATGCGATGTAGCGTTGAGCGTCACGCATAAGTTGGTGATGATTTGCAAGGAATGTTTTCGGGTCATTTGGGTCAAAGGCATTTGGGTCATGCTCAAGATATTTTGGTAGTATAACATCTCGTGCTACCTCGGCAATTGTTTTACGATGGCCGCTGAAAATTGTATGTGTACGATTGGCATCTTTTTCCCAATGAGAAGATTGCTTCTTTTTGTTCATTTTTTGTTGTACACGCTCAAGTTGTTCAGTTGTGTCACGAATTTGTTGCATCAGTTCGCCTCGTTGCTCAACTGGCGTATCTATCAATTGCTGATTCATCATTTCAAGATTGGTATTCAACTCGCTTTCTTCTTGAGAAGCGGGCATCATACCACCAAATTGTAAAAAGCGTGACACCACATCTTTTTCATCAGTGGTCATTGTGGTTTTACTTTTTTGATTCTTTTTCTTGTTTTGAATCTCAGTATTCATACTGGCTTTCATACTGTCTATCCCGATATTGAATTTATTGGTATCAAATTCTCCGATTTCACGACCCAACAACGCACGGTTTAGTTCTTCGTGGTCACCGTGAGTAAGGTATTCAAGAATCTCCTTCGGGTCTTGTGTACCCAGTATTTTTGACGCTTGAGTGATAGCAGTCATCGTATGGTTCATATCTTTGTTATTGAGAACTTTATTTTTGAGTGACTTGAAAGAAAACCCTGTACCGCTTCCCCATCTCATAAAGTCTGTAAACTCATCACGAGACATACCACCGCTGGTTGATTCATCCCCTCGTATGAAATCGCTTGGCTTTTGCATGGATTTTTTAGCGGGGGTGTGAGGGTGATACATACGACCTCCTAATGTTTCTACAAAATGAGCAAGTTGGGCGTTACGGTGAAGGTTACTATCGGAAGGTGCCGCACCATAACCAGTTTTGCCGCCAATGTGATAATTAGGAATTACAGTATGTGGGAATTGAAGGGGTTGAAGGTGGGTACCAAATTTGCTATCTCGCTCATTTTTCGTCATGTGTCGTATAGCGTATTCGTACTGAGGATTGAGTGAAGACTTGTGTTCAGTGATGTTGTTTTTGTTTGTAGTGCCTTCACGATGAGGATGTTTCTTTGAAACACCGAATGGTGAAAGCATTTCTTGAAGAGTTTCAGCCTCATTTCGGTAAACAAAACCCTTTCCAGCAGATACAAATTGTTTTTCTTTTGTGTTCACCTTTTTCATTTTTTCTTGGTATTGACCTATGATTTTTGACCTCAACGGCATGAAGTGATTAGCGAGAGTTTTATTCATCATATTTGGCTCAAAGAAGTTTTCACCTGTATCATCCTTGCTTTCAATAAACGGTGTTGAACCATCTTCTTGAGCGTGTGTCGCATGAAGCATCTCCATGTATGTGGCGTAAGACATTCCTGCTCCACCTGTACTTTGAAACGGTGTACTCCAAAAATGACCCGGACCGTAAGTAAAATCATTATCAGCACTTGTTTCCCAGTATTCGGGCTTTTCTTCATCGGGGTGTGGGCCAAAGGGTGAAGTAAAGAATGCACGATGATTGCGAATGTCTTTTATTTGACGATGAAGTGAAGACCGCATTTTAGCGACAGCCTCAATGTAGTCAATCATTCCAGCATCTACAATGGGTTCATCCAGTTTACCATGAATAGGATGCTCGCTCATCAATTCCCGTGTCTTTGGGTCATAACCAGCCAAATAAAGAAGGTCATCTTTACTCATCCTTACCTTTTCTAAATTTTGTTTACCCTTGAAATGACTTCTTGACGCATCAAGTAATTCATCATATTGAAGTTCCTTCATTGGTTCTTTGTGAATGTTAAGACGAGGGAGATACCGCATACGCTTTTCAGTACCGTAATTTTCTTTTATGCGACTAAGAATATGAGAAGCAATAGAAACACCGTCAAATTCTTCCAACGGTTCGTGGGCAAGAGTACCAAGCCCTTGTTGTAAGAACATACCTTCTTCTCCCTTAGTGTAATCATTATCATTGTCTTCTTGATGGTAGTGAGCGTTTCGGCCCATGTGTGTCATTGGGCGAATAGCCCAATTCATTTCGGGAGTCATACGCATGAGAGCGTTATATTTGATACGAGCAGATGGTATCTTTTCCCCATTGGGGAGAGTAATCAGTTCATGGTCATCAAGACCTTTCTCATTTATGTGTTGCATTACGGCTGAACGCTCTTCGGGACTTAGCCATTCAAGACCGAGCATATAACCAAGATGACCAAGACGATTTGGATGTTCTTCGTAAGAGTCACTCAGTGTAGTATCGTTGTTTTCCCACATAGCCGCTCGGTCTTCAAAGTGTTCTTGACGCAATTGCTCTTTCATTTCTTCGTTGGACATTCCTGTTGCTAACAACTCTTCTTGACGGTTGGAGTTATTCTTTAACCAGCGAAAGTAATCACGGTCATACAAATCATATTGATGGTGGTGAAGTGTACCCGAAGGTCGTGTATCACCAATAATGTTTACTTTCTTACCACTTTTTTCTTTTTGATAACCTGCAACCATAGGGTGTTTTTTACCAAGTTTGTCAAAGAATTTCTTTTCCATTTCTTTTTCTCTTTTACCATGACCAGCAAGTGCCCAAGCACGAAGCATACGAACATAATGAGGGTCACCTGTAACAGCGTTGGTGCGAAGAAGGGGATAATTGATTTCATGAAAAGGAAAGTGGTGGCGTTGGTATGGATGCTTGCCACTGGGTGGTTGGTAGTAAGGCCACATTGCATGAGCAAATTTTGGATTTACTGATGTTTGTAATCCATCTTTCCATACATGGTTTGTAGGCTCACCGTGAGTATGAGTTTGTGCAAAAAGATAACCTTCTCCTTCGGGATACTCGTAAGTATCATCATCTACTTTCGTAGCCGCATCCTCTTCGTCTTTGAGAATTATATCAGCAGTATTTTTCAATGATTTATACAACGGCTCGGAAGGAGTATGGTCAAGATTCTCAAAAGCGAGAATGTATTCAGCCGCCGCTGTGCGAAGGTCAAGACCGTCATTCAATGATTTCAGTAGTTCATTACCGCATACATAGAAGTGGTCGTTCACGCTATCACCGCCCTCAACGGAGCGGCCTAAAATCCGGGCAAGCAAACAAATCCATACCACCGTGTTGGGGTAATTGACAACCGCTACGCTCAGTACCTCCACAAAGACCGCAAATCATTGGCCCCCCTTCTTCACGCATGGCTGTTTTGCGATTAGCCTTCTTCAAAGGCTTGGAGTCGCCAGCCGTGTCCTCTCGCTCAACACCGCTACCCTCGTGAGGGTTCATACGAGAACCAAGTTGTTGCATATTGGTTGTTTCTTTAGCCTTTTTATTCTTAGGAGCATCTTCGGTTTCAATGGTTTTTCCGTTTGTAGTAAAGTAACCACTCTTGGTTTGTCCACCCGATTCAGCATGGAATGAAGGATTAACATTGGAGATTTTTTCTGCTGTGAATCCCGGCTCGGCTTTCTCCATTTTACCACCGCAACCCATCTTCATACAGCCACCCATCTTGTTCATCTTTGAACCGCACTTAGGACAGTCTTTACAGTCACATTCACCTTCTTTACAGTCACACTTTGCTTTGGAAATTTCCAATGCTTCAAGTCGCTGTTCTAATTCAATGGCTTTTGAAATGTATTCATTGCTAACTGGTCTTGGTTTCATTGTGTAGCCCCCTTTGCGTTTTGTGCAATTTCGTGAATTTCTTCCCACGACATACTGTGAATATCCTCATTACTCATTGAGCCAACTTTTGGTTGACTTTTTAAGATTGTACCACTTTCAAGTTCCATATCTCCACGAAATGGGTCATTAAGCAAATCTTCGGTAAATGGTGTGTTTACTGACACAAGACCCATTTTACGGAGAAGTCGTTGAGGGTTGTTGACAAGACGCTTCAAAGCATCATTTTCAGCCTTCAAAAGCATTAAATTTGAGTCCATAGACTCCATTTTATTGATGAGAACACCAATCAATTGTTCAGCATTTGAAGTTTCTTCGGTCATAGTAACACCTCAAACTTTACGACCGTAACTTCCAGCACTGCGTTTGTAGTTGGTGTTGTGTTGTGAAGATGACATAAAGCCGAGTCGTTGGCCTTCAATAATGGGGTTTGCTTGTTTTTTGCGTTCCATCTTAACGACTGGAACTCCACCTGCAAAAATATCTCGTGGTCCTTGAGGTGTAACAACATCCGACTTGGCAATTTCTCCACTCAAATCATCAGCAAGGAAATCACTTAATTTTTGTACTTCTGTCAAATGTTGCTTTGCTAAATTACCATCACCAGTTTCCAAAGCACTGATGAATGCTTTTTGCGCTTGTTCCATTTTTCGGGCCATTGGGTGCATTTTCAATAAGTCCATGTTTAATCCCTGCTATGTTTCTCTCATGACACTTGTGTTTAAGAAGGTTATTGACCACGAGGCCGTCTTGCGTCCAAAAGTGCATTGCTTATGTTTTGTTGCATGGACGGTTGCGGCCCACGCTGTTGAACATTTGTAAACGGCGCACCGCTACCCATGCTTCCTCTTCGCTGAGGTGCCGCAGGACCACGATTACGGAGTCCTACGCCTTGACCGCCGGGTTGAGGTGGAGGCATAATCTGTTGAGCCAACTGTGGAGGCATTTGTGGCCCTCCACCGGGAGGCATCCCCATAGGCATACCCGGAGGCATACCGCCCGGAGGCATACCGCCCGGAGGCATACCGCCCGGAGGCATACCGCCCGGAGGTGCACCTTGTTGCGGTGGTTGAGGTTCGGGTCGCTTGTAAGTAAACCGAATATCACGGTTAGCAGTATCCTCAATGAGTTCGGGCATAAAGCCAAGTTGAGCCATCCGTTGTGCTACATTGAGTTCTTCGGAGTCACGACGCAAACGAGTAATTTCATCTTCTTCCTCGTTAGGGTACAGTGTTAATTTCCAATCATTCACACTGAGTTGTTTGAGAAGGCGTGGAAACAAAACCTCAGTGTACACCTTTTGTCCAAATTCAACTGCACGGTTGGTAACAAGTATTTGCATACCCTCATTGTTTAATCCACCCGACTTACCACTATCAATCATGAATACAGACGATACTCCGTAGTAAGCGGCCATACGATTACGAATTTCATCACGAACTGCAATATATTGCATCTCTTCTAAAGTGTCCATGAATTTAATCCAATTTACACCACCACGACCTGTAGCCGATTCAATGCCAACTTTTGGAATGTAGTGTGGGTCACGCTCCATTTTCTCATCAACGGCCTTCCAAAAAGACTTCATTGATTCTAAATTATCTGTAGTGACTGATACAATTCCTTTCGGCATCCTTCGCTTTTGATATGCAGTGTAAATGTAATTATCCATCGCTGTCAAAGTCATGGCTTGTCGCCACATTGTATTTACAGGTGAGCGACCGTACAACTTTGAGGGTTTGTATTTACTTACATGAAGAACCTCTCCCTCAGCAAAGTATTGCGTTTTACCACTACCAGCCATGTTTACATAATGTACATCATGCAGTTCGGCACCACAGTGTTCACATGTGTCATCTTCAGCGTGTGTTTTGACTTCATCACGATGAATAAGACATATCTTGAAGCGTCCACCACGAACACCACGCTTGTCAGCGACAATACGCATGAATATGGGGTCACCACGAATTATTTCTTTTACCCTGTAAAAGACGACTTCTTTTGATTCGGGGTCAATAAAATACTCCTTAACAAGAATCATGAAAGCGTCATCTACAACATTGAGGTCACTTTCTATTTCATTAAGCACATGAATGAAAGATTGCTCCATGCTATTTTCTTGTTTAAGAAGCCATTTTGAGTATGTCAGTTCGTCATTGTCGGGTTTACGAACCTCACCCCCACATTCTGCACAGGCATCTACTTCGCTTTGATATTCTTCATCACATACAGTACACTTGCGTGCAAATTTCTTTTCCCAATAATAACCACGACGAAACATTTCTTGGCGTAGTTTCGCAAGAACTGTACGAAGAATAAGTGATTCATTACTCACTGCGTAAAGTGCTGGAATTGTAATTCCTTGAGCCATCACAGGTTCTTGGATTCCACTTGTCCAAAGTGGCATGGTTGGTGTTGGGGATTCTTTACGACGGAATGGCCCTCCTAACGCAGATAAAAAACGAGATATTCTTCCTTGTTCTTCAGCCATCATAGTCCCTCCGCATATCCACCAATAGTGTCTAAATCAACGCCCCACTTGTTCAAGAGAGAAGTGGCTTTACTTTTATGGTCTTTCCAATTATTGTATGTTACCAGTTGGTAAAGTTGCGTTTTTCTCATACTGTCCTTTTCTTGAATATAATTTAAAACGGCCTTTGCTTGTAACGATTTGAGTTTAAGATGTGGTAAGACCCCTTTAAGAATTTCATGAATATCTTGCTTAGAAGAAAATATCAACCGATGAACTGGTTTAATGGTGTTTTTAGCCAATTTTTGGTCGGACACAAGGCGACCACAACCAATCATTTTCTGCAACTCTTCGCAATGCGCTTTGCCGTTATCTCCACTGGCTACAATAGTCACACGGGGGTCACCTCGCTCGGAAATGAAAATGCTACCGTCAGCATCTACAAAACCAGCGGTGTACGCCCACATATCTTTGATAATGAAACCATTTGTGCCTTGTTTTACATATGTACTATTGCTACTTCCTCGGTAAACATCAACCTCTTCACCGTACATTTTGAGAAGAGAACTCATTTTTGCAGGTGTCATGGATTTGTTAAGAACTCCATACCCTCGTCGTACAATTTCACGACTACCAAGTGCCCCTTCTTTTCCAAGAAGATTTGATGCGTATTCCAAAGCGGCAACATCGGTCTTCTTCAAGTTATCAATTTGATGCAATGTATTGCGCCACATTTTTTGAGCATCTTTTTTCATGCTGTTAGCATCAACCCAATTTTGCTGGTCATCAGTGTCCCAATCCATTTTTTCATTAAGATGTTGTAATACAGTCATGGCTTTGAGGTATTGTTGACATGCTTTTTGCAAACTTGTTCCTCTTAATTCACCAAACTTACGAAGTGCTTTCAAAGAACGGTCACTAAGCCCTATGTTGCGAATTACATCTTCCATTCCAACCGCCCATGTAAGAGATTTAATGGTAGCGTCAACTTCCATTGCTTTTACTTGGCGTATATCTTTGATGATGTTATCGTATTCGGATTTAAACACCTTATCATGTCTTCGCATTTTGCGACACATCCGAATAATTGTATTAGCATCTGTACCATATTTACTCTCAAACCACCCATCTCCGTTTTTTGGAAAAAGGCTTACTGCGTCTTTATCTTCTTTGACTATATTTAAAGTATTTAATGGCACATCTTGTGGTTGAAAAAAGGGATGTTGAGCAAGATTCTTCAAAACTGTGTTTGAAAACTCATCCTCAACTTGCAGGGGTGAATCATATTCATCCCCGATTAACATACTCCCCCACATAATGACCACTCAATTGACCTTTGGTTTTAATCTTTCTTACATCAATGACGCATTTGTTGTTGATGTTGACTCAACATACGGTAATTGGGAAACATATTGCCGCAAGTGTGGCATTGCTCCATTTGCCCTGCAAACTTTTGCATTTTCTTTACACCCACTTTGTCCTTACCTTTCGGTTTAGCCGTGACCGCAATCACCATGACCATTCCTTTTTTGCCTTTCATATCTTTCTTGTTATCTTTCATTGCTTTCACCACCGTTGGTTTGCCACCAACGCCCTGCTTTTTTGCACGCTTGCGTTTAGTAGCGGCTTGCTTTTGACCCGACGACATAGAGCCACTGGTCTTTGGAGTCTTGTCACTTACTTTGACACTGGGGCGACACTTGGGGTAGCCCTTGCTTGATTTATTGGCTTTACTACGGCCACACGGTGGGTGCTTGCCGTCCTTATCCTTACGAGATACATCCACCCACTTTTCCTTGAACCATCGGTTCAAATTCTTTACGATGAGAACATCGTGGCAGGTACAGCGTTCATTCTCCAATAAACTTACCCCCGTCTGGGTCAAAGCGGTTTTTCATATTGAGTTTATATTCGGGGTCCCACCTTGAGCGAATCACTGGGGCACGAATAGGGAGGGCAGGCTTGTAATCGTCCGGACCCCTGTAAGGCCGCATCACAAAAGTCCCTTTGGCACCTGTCGGCACCATCGGCTTTCCGGCCTTGGGGAAATAGTGTTGGCGCATTGCCATCATGGGGCTTGCATCGGGCATAAAACCACTATCAAATTCCCAGAAGTGGAATTCACTTTTTGCATCCATTTGTCGTCGTAATTCTTGGCGTATTGCCTCGTTGAGAGCGGCTATTTCTTCTTGCTGATACAGGGCATTGGAATACTCATCACCAAAAAAGGCTGGATAATCGCCACCCTCATCTCTCACCTTTTCATAATTAGCAATTTTTTCTTCATCCATTTCCATGGCAGGTGGTTGAGTGAAAAATCCGCCCTCGTACTTGAGAACAAGCCATGCTTCATCCATCGGTGTCATTCTTTCCTCACCCACGCATCACAAATGTGGTCTGCCTTACAGGTAAAATCATACCACTTGCAGTACCCTGTTTTTGAATCCCATGCTTTGCATGTACCACAGTTTTTCTTTGCCTTCATCTCCTTGTCCGTGGCCTCACGGTAGTTAGGAGCATCACGCTTTGCTTTAAGAAAAGCCATGACATAATCAAAGTCCATCATTTTTTCTTCCCCTTCTTTCCTCGGAATTTACCTCGGCAGTATTGAACAGCCCAACCATTAGCATATGCAGACGGATACACCTTGAACTTCTTTTTAGCGGCGGCTTTTCCTTCGGGACACAATTTTTTTTCAAGAGCATCCCAAGCAGTTCCCATTCCAACGCAATGACCACATTCACAATTGTTCATTTTACTCACCGTTGTTCAAGCCTTTGCATATAAGGTTCGTAGTAGTCATAATCATTCAACAAATTGTATTCTTGTTCGTTAGCATGAACATTTGAAAAGCGTGCTTTTTCTTCTTCATCGCCGTACAGAAACCTTTCATCACCTTGTTGCGCTGGTGGATAATACGGTTTTCCTTCATGATGCGGTACAAAATGAGGTGGATAGGGTTTTTTGTAAGTATTCACGGCCATTGAAGGTGTTTTCATTCGTTGATTGACTTGATTACGAGCCATTTCTTCCAATGCCCTTCTTCCCATGTTTCCTCTTTCGGGGGGATTTCTTGCTTCTTGCATAATCTTTTGACCCATGATTGCGTATAGTGCCGCAGAAGGGGGTATAGTCTTACCCTCTCTATCTCGCATAAATGGATTTGCTTTCAAAAAGTTCCACGCTTCTTCAATTGCTTTTTTCATCATCAAAAACCCCAGTCATTAAAAGGATACATCAAGGTATCATCCACCCATCAGCAGGATTGTTGTCTCGTGAGCGATGTGGTTTACCACGAATCCACTCATCAAAGCCCGGTAGCACATCGTCAAGCAGGACAACTGAGCCTTTGAACTCCTTCGTAGCCCAATTAGCCAAAGCCAGCGACATGGCCAAGTCGTCGTGCGTACCCACGCTTTCCAAGCGACCATTCTTTTGCATACCGAAGCGGTTGAGTTCAGTTTCTAACTTGTGGGTAAACTCACGGCTTCGCTTGTCGCCGTATGGAGTTTGAATTTGCCCTTGCTCAAAAGCCATTAAGAGGGACATGAACAGGCTTTCTTTGCGTGTGCGTGTCGTCATGAAAGTCTTGATTGGAATGTCTTGGCGCATCTCAAGCAGTTCGGCTTGGAACATACGCTGGAAGTTGTTGCCTTCCAACTCAATGAGGTCGGGCTGGAAGCGGTTGTTGAGCATCATGATTTGATTCTTCTGCGCCAGTCCCGACATACCACGCTCGTGAACAATGCCGACGATTTGCTTTACATTTTCATTTGGTATCATACGCATAACAGTCATGGCGGTAAAGTCAGCGTTTTTATCCGAAGCAATAGCAGTGTCCCATCCAATAAAGTGTTGCCCGAAAACTCCTGCTGGTTCGCCTTCTGCATCGTATTCAGTATCAGCACGGTCAAGAAGAACGAGGTCTTTGTTGCGTGCCTTTTCCAGTATGTCATTAGGAAACATACTGGCTACATCGTGAATTGGCTCACAAAGGTACTCACGGGAAAATTGAATTGCAGGCATAGTAAGTCGTCGTTGGTCAAGGGACTCCAAATCCCATCGCTCCGGCCATAAGGCTTCGCCTTCTTTGTTGATAGCGGGATATGTTTCCACTTGGAATGTTTCAGTCTGCTCCAACTGAGAGTACAAGTCATTGTACGAAAACGGTGTACCCACCATCATAAGGCGACCCGTGTGGTGAAGAACAGGGAGCAGAACACCGTAGAACCAGTCTGCGGCACGCTGTAGTTCAGTACCCGTCGTACCCCACAAAATATCGTCACACAGTACAACATTCGGGTGGAAACCACGAGTACCACCACCAACCGACTTAGCCATGATACGGCTACCGTTACTGAACTCAAAGTAGGTTTTTCGCCACGGACGGCCTTCGGGGATAAGATAGCGAATTGAAGGTGTGTTCTCAATGTTTTGACGGATAAATCGCATGTGTTCAAGCGTCTGTTCAAGAGAGTGAGAAAAAATCATGATGTGGTTTCCGGGGTTGAAAGTAGCGAGCCATAGAGCGTATGACATGAAGAATACAGACTTACCGTGGTCACGACTCGCTTTCACGCAGTAATATCGGTTTTCAGCCAGTCCTTCATCCCACGACTTGTGGTGGCCGGAGTAATCAAAGCCCAAAATTTCGGTGAAGAAGTATTCAAACGACTTTGCAGACATCTTTCTGTCCATGTCGTGAATAAACTCATCCATGTCGCTCATGGTATCACCTTACGAATTTATCCATGTATATACGGGAAATAATCAAACCGGCTACATGAGGGTCGGTTTTGTATAGCGCATCTCCCATTTCATCATATATCGCTTGTACGAATGATTTATTTTGTTGTCCTTGTAGAAATTTAAAGTAATCTTGTTGATTGAGTGGTCTGTTATTGTTCATCATACTCACTGGGTATCCAGCGTAAGGTTGCCCTTGAGGAACAACTTCTTCGGGTTGAGGCGATTGACCTTGAGGAAGAGTGGATTGCACAGGTACACTTTCTGCCGTATTGAATCCCTGTGGGTTTGGAAGTGGTTGTACTGGTTGTGCTGGCCCAGTTGGTTGCACTCCGATACCCGGTAATGCGCCCAATGCTTGCGCCATTGGAGGCACTGGGTCAACTGATGTTGTTTGTTGTGCCGCTGGTGCCGCAGGAACGGGAGGTGCTGGTGGTATGCCCGCTGGTGGTAGTTGACCAAGTGGTGTACTTTGTGTTTGACCCGGTAGTGGGGTTCCTGTAGGGCCACTTTGATTAGTAGGTGCTGGATTCACCTGTTGCATCATAGCGTTTTTAGCCGCTTCAGCATTTTGTCGGGCTAACTCGTCCATGGCCATATTTTGTCCTTGTTGAGCCTCGGAAGGACTACCACCAGTTAAGCCACCAACATTTGCACGGTATTGGTCTTTCACAGAACCTAACGCACCAACATTGCCTCCCTGTAGGCCATATGCTGTTTGAAGACCCGTCAAAGCGGCGGCGAGTCCACGACCAGCAAGGTTAGCACCTGCACCCAATCTTTGCATTCTTGTAGGTGCGGCACCGGGAAGTTGTGCGCCGGGAATGAAACCTTGTCTTCCGGTATCGGGATTAAGACCGTAAGCACCGCCACGAAGAGTGGCTAAATCGCTTCTTGCATCTGTTCGGGGTTTTGATTGGTCAACCATTACCTGTTGAGTGACACCACCCATTTGCTTGCGAATCAATACTTTCTTGCTCATCGTCGTCCACCTTTGACTATACGCATTACTTCATCCATTACAGAATCGCTTGATTTGAAATAATCACTCAAGAATTGTTGTTGAGGGTCTGCAAGGGCACCTTGCATTCTTTCCTCGTAGGGTGAGAGAGGGGCACCACTCATCGGCATAGGTCTGCGACGGCCCGATTGTTCAAGCAGTTGTCGGAACTGCACGGGGTCAAGTTGTCCTACTTGTGGTCGCATCTGCTGGAACTGCTGTCTTGCAGTGTGAGGGTAGGAAGGTGCCGCCCGAACCGAACTTGGAGCCGGAGAAGTGCCCGCCGGAGATGGTGCGGGTGGAACAGGTGAAGAAAGAACCTGCGATTCGGGCGACTGTGTAAGGGAGGGGTCAAACGCCTCCGTTGGTGCAAAATCATGAACTTGATGGAAATACGCATCCATGTGAGGGTCAAGAGGAGGCATAGAGTATTCCCCCGTTTCAGCATTTAATTCGGGATAGCCACCAATGGACATACCCGGACGGGCGGTGGTAGGGATGTCACCAATACCTCGCTTGACTTGATGCCCCTGTGCACTGGCTTGATGGTCGGCCAATGCCTCAAGAACACCACGAAACCTGTCCACTTGATTCATAAGATTGTCACTGTGATACATACCCATTGCTTGTAATTCGTCAGCAGAAATAGGATGCTCACCAAATCGGCTACGACCTTCTTCACTTCCTTCACCCGAAGCACGAGCAAGAGCAAACATACGCTTGGCTGATTCGTGCATTCCCTTTCCACCTTTTGCACCCGCTGAAAGGTACTTGGCTTGCTCACTCGCTGAAAGCATGTCTTCGGATGCACCATACTTTTCCATCATGTGGTCGTACAATCGCTTGAAGTCACCTTGTCCACTACGACCAAACAGGAACATCATAGCGGGCACATGTGCCATGTCTTTGACCAAAGCCTCTCGCAAATCGGGCGTTTGAAGTATTTCGTGGAGCGGTCGGTTAATCATTTGTGGACTACCAAGTGTGTTGGTGTTGATGGTGACATTGACATTGGGAATATGTTCAATCCCCTGTTGCAAGGCTTTGTCAATCATGGAATGAGCGGCATTGTACAACCCTGTGGGTTGCTTACCTTTCTTTTGCAAGTTTTCTTTTACATTGGGGTAAAAGAAAGCATCGGGGAGGTGATGCAAAACTTCCCATGTGTGAACAGCCTCTGTGTCACCAAAATATCCTTCGGGGGCACGCCCCATCATAGCCTCGTCAATATCAGCACCGTGTTGCTTTTGATGTGACACAAGGTATCTATTCGGTACAAGATGATGAGGTTGTAACCAAGGATAGTCAAGAATCTTTAATCCTTGTCGTATTTCTTGTGATGGAATACCCATGTCTTCCAATTGGTGAGTTATATTACGGTGAAACGGAATGTAGCCACCTTCAACGAATTTTCCAACAGGGGTTTCGTTTTGATTTCTGTTGGTAAGCATGGTGATTTTGGTACCACCTTGAGTACGAGTAGGCATAGTGTTACGCTTTCGTGTTATATCCCCTCCGGGCATATCCGAAGCCCTAATTTTGCGCCATTCGGGAGAGTCAAAGTCTCCCAATTCGTGTGCATCGCCGTGCGAATGCGTGTCATTGAACTCATTGATGGCGGCGTTAATGACTTCGGAGGGCGGAATGTTAAATCCTCTTGCACGGAGGAAATCACCAAGTTTGTGTGCTACCGCATCAATAGGGTGGTGAAAACCACCATAATCTGTTTGATATGTTTTTTGACCATGAACACCCTCCACCCACTGGCCGGGAAGAAGGTTGCCTACACCATCGTGAGCGTGTGCAGGGAGGTCATCCTCTCCTTCGGGGCGGAAAGCCTGTGGTGGTGGGTTGCGGAAAATCTGCGCCCCTGCTGGCCCGTGCCCTACAAGGCTCCATGCCTTCTTGAGAGGACGGCCAACACGAATCATCTGCTACCACCACGACCTATGATTGCCCCTGCGGGGTCAAGTCCAAATGTTTTAGCATCTGTTTCAAGATTTTCTGTAGGTCCATCGGGGTCTTCATCATCACTCGGCTTAACTCCCACAGGATGTCCGGGTAAATCTGCGGCATCAGTGGCCGTTAAATTTTTCTTAATTTTGGCTTCACGCTCTTTGGCTTGAATAAGCCGTCGCATGAGATTAAGCAACTCAATACGATGAAGGCTGTTGCGTGCTTTGAGAATTTCACTACGGTATCGCTCTTCACTCATCATCATTGTAGATGACGGGGCAGGCATACTGGGTACACTGGATTGCATTTGTGGCATCATAGGCGGAGTAGGTGGTCGTGGTGCGCTCATACGAGGCATACGAGGCATACGAGGTCGGCGCATACGACGAAGAGCAGGACGGGCCATTTGTCCACTTTGACCAGCCATTAAACCACTAAGTCGTCCTCCACCTGTAGGACCAGCATAGTTGGAGCGGGCACCGTATCGTGCGTGTGGTGAGAATGTAGTGCGTGCGCCACCTAAGATTTTGCGAGCCTCAGATTGTCCTTTATACTGCGTGTACTTTTGCGGGTCTTTGGATAGCGGTTGCTTGGTTTGAATACCACGGTGGCTCATCTCAACCGACAGGTGAGGCTTCATCAGCCCTGTTTTTTTACCACTTTTGATACCACGCATCTGTGCTTTGAAACGGCGCATCGTAGCACCAGCCCCACCGCTCATACCACCGGGTGGTGTTTTGAATTGACCAGTGGATGGACGAAACTGTTGGCGTGCCTCACGCCGCCGTCGCCCCGAAATTGACCGTGGGGTTTCACGCTTAAGTAGCGTACTCCAAGCATCCTTCATTGGCTCGCTCATAGCGATTGGAAGGCCGGGACTCATGGCTGAGCCTGTTCCACTCTTTGCCCCAGTAGCGAGGTCAAGAAGTGTACCCCGACTTCCAGCAGGGCCACCTTGAAGGCTCAACTCACGCTCATCATCACGCTTGTTACCGTCATCAAGAGGTGTAGGAGATTCTTCTCCACTTAGCCCTTCCTTAGCACTGATTTTGATGTGCTTAATTTTTGCACGCTTGGCCTTCTTTTCCTCAATTTTGCGCTTCTTTTCTTCACGCTTTTGCTCGTTGTATTCGGGGTCGGCAGGATTGTATTTTGTTTCATCCTCATTTGCTGAGGAATACATTTTGTCCGACTCACTACGAGGACCATACATGCGAGTATCGGAACCACGACCCATAGGCATGATTAGACCCCCGCATTTTCTTGAAGTTGCTTCTTAATCCTCATCCAAGTTTCGGGGCTTTCCTTACCTAATTCCACTTGCAGAATGTTGAATGTTTGATTGACCTGTTGACCATCGCTTTGCGCCCCCCACTGGTCTTGGAAACGGAGAAGGTCTTTGACGGTTTCACGCACTTCCTTGTGCAAACTTACCGCATCTCGTACAAATCCGTCTTCGTGTACTGTACCCTCATCAAGTAGTTCACTGAGTTTATGATTTAATTTCTCAGCATTTGAGCGAAGAAGATTGATTTCTTGCCCCGCCACCAAAGCCACTTCAATAGCCGCTGATTTCTGTACAAGTGGTTGGAAGTGATGTTTCATGTGATGATACACATTGTCTTCCGATATACCAAGTTCTTGAGCGATTTGTTCACTCACACTTCCATCCTCAAAGTAAGCACGCTCATAATCGCTACGAACTGGTGTAGTGCACAAAGCGCAACTGGTGTTAGAAGCCATATGATATTCCCCCATATGATTGCGATAATGACGGTCAGCAGTATTGGTACGCCAACCCATATCCTTGTCCAGTTGACGGGCTGATATGAATCCTTGAAGCATTTGTTCTTCCAAGGAATCACGGTCTTCCGAAATACAAAACGAGCAAGAACGCTTGGTTACCCGCTCCCCCGCCATGACGCTGTTAAGAAGCACAACTTAAAAACAATTCCGAATTAAACAAACATGGTGGGAAGTTTGCGAAGGCGACCAAGAATAGCAAAGGTACCGTTGGATATAGCGACTATTCGTAGCCTTACTAACGCAGTTAAGGATGTGACTATGGGTAGGCACGCTCCCGAAATTTTGAAAGATGAGCGAAGGCGTATATGTCACTCATGTCCTTTTAGAAAGGAAAATCGTTGCACTCAATGTGGATGTTTTATCAAAACAAAAATTGCTTTGCTAAGTTCGGAATGCCCGATAAATAAGTGGCCGTCAGCCTCTCGTGATTCGTGAGTAAACTGCACTCAAAAACAACACGCTTCCAAACAACGCAACAAGAATGTAAGAAGCGTTTTGTGAGCCAAGGCTATTTCCTTTGAGAAGTAAGAGAGCCGAAAGTGTAATGATGGCGGCAAGTATCTGCACCATTATCATGTCCACAATAACACTGCGATTCGGATTCAATACCTCAAGAGTTGTAGCCGCAAAAGACTGGCTAAGCATTTGTGTTCCTTTTTCCATCATCTCATCCCCATTAGTCCTCGTGCAACGCTACCTACGCCGCTACCCATTTTTTCCATCATCCCTTCATCAGCCAATGCCGCTGAAAGTGCACCACTCATCATATTTTGCTGAGAGAAAGAGGCGATTTGTTGTTGCCCTCCTTCAGCCGCAGTGATATTCTGCTGTGCGTTGCTTTGTAGTGTGTTAAATTCGGCTTTGATGTTTTCTGCACTCATTGTTTGTAGATGAGGTGGTAATTGAGTAATGTCCATTTTGAGGTTACCATCTCCGTCTTCTACGAATACGGCATTTTTCATGACCTCAAGCACACTAAAACTGACAAGATTGTTAAACATTTGAATCAGTGTTGCCATTTGTTGACTGGCAATGAACCTATCTACAGGTACAATTCCACGAAGTAACATAATTTGCATTTCTATTTCACTTGGAGGGGCTATTGGTTGTTGACCCCACTGTGCTGATGCACCGCCTGTCATACCCTGCATAAATGGATTTTGTGCAACTTGTCCAAACGGTGATTGTTGAGAAGCACCCCATCCTTGTTGCATTGATGGTTGTTGATTTTGTACACCCAAATTTAAAGCACCGGTATTCATCGGTGCTTGATTATTTCCGCCAAGTCCCAACATGTCACTCGTTACCCCCAAGTGTTTCTTGTTCAATAGGGTTTTGATGACCCATCATATTTTGAAATGCTTGCGTTGGTTGATTTATCATAGCCAATTCATGTTCAAATATACGAAGGTCAAAAATTACCATTGTGACATCATTCCGCTGTGAAATAGGATTTTTGTAATGTACAAGACTTATTCCGTTTGTCTTTTTTGAATCTCGCATCAATTCATCAAAGAAAGGTTCGTATTTTTCAAGCATAGGTGGCGTTGGGTCTTTCTTAGCAATGCTGGCCACAGGAACAGTCACCACGCTTACACCACGCTTCACATGGTCACGAAGGCGGCTTGGATTGTTTTCACGCACTTTGTCTTCTTCAGCCTCCCACTTGCACAGCAAATGGTACAAATGAAGGTGTTCGGGACAGTAAGTGCCACGCATTTTACGACCATTAGTAACTTTATCTTTTGCAATAAACGCTTCTGCTTCCCCTGTAACTGGATTTTGCCAATATACCTCCCAAAGACTTTTTCCTGTATCTTCGTCAGTAATTTTTGCATAAAGATTATCATATTGTATGAGCAGTGCACAATCACACCCATCCACCACACAAACATGCGTTTGTTTATCATATCTGTATTTACGACCAAAAATAGTTCTAACGGGATTAAAAATGCTTCTTTTAGAAGGCATGAGCAAGTTATATGCCTGCTTAATGTCTTTACGACGAGCCTTGTGAGGGTCGGGGTGGCGAGAAGGATAAAAGTTTACTTTTGGAACTTGTAAATTATTTTGTTGCGCTACATTTTGCATTTGTTGTTGCGCTGTTGCTTGTTCCATCAAAGCGGCGTGAGATAGCCCTCCATTTCCTTGTTGTGCAAGTGCATACAAGTGAGCCTCATTAGCATCTCCAAGTCGTTGTTGCGGCTGTTGTCGTGTAAAGTTTATCATTTTGTTTCACCTTCTATTTGTGCAATATATCCATTTTCTGTTCGTACAAGTTTCCATTTAAGTTTTGTACCTTTATCTAAATCCATAAGTTCCGCAATCCACATCGGGATAACAGTCCTTACACTGTTGCTTGTTTTTCCTACTGATGCTACTGTTGTTTTTGTCACTTTCTCACCTCATGAACTCAAAAGAGAAATCATTGTTGCTTCTACATTCCATCCAATTCTTGTTGCCATAAAGGAACGACGAGTGGGCACACCTGCTTTTTGCAGGCGAATAAGGTCATCACGGAATGCGTCAAAGATTTTATGTTCACCGATACGGTCTTGTTGCCAAAGCATAACAGCGGTCTCATCAAAGAAACGGTCGGCTTTGTTGGCTACCAACATAATGAGTTTGGGAACATATTTTTTACCCTTCCATCGGCTTTTAAAATTGCGATAGCGGTATTGTCGGTTGATAACTGCATCTACAAGGTACTTGAAGCCAGCAATCTGTTGCAGGGCTTTTTCACCTCCTTTGATAGCACGGTCATCAAACATATACACAACGCATTCTACTTGACGAGCCACCATGTCATCAATCCACAAATTCCAAAACCGTTCCTGCCCGCCAACATCAGCAGAAAACACTACACGCTTTTCCCCTTTCCATGAAACTCGTTTGCGTGATGGTTTAGGTAAAACATGCCTTCCAAGCATTTTAAAATGAGTTGTACGGTCTTCTTCGGGTATTTCTTCCATTTCACCCGGAGTAGTCATGTAACGGTCAAGTGTGGTTTTACCTGTTAATCCTGCGCCGTAAATGCCGACCTTGCGTGGCCTCCATGCGTTGATGACCGCTTTTCCCCACACCATCGCACCAACAACCGCTGTACCTGCTGGCTCAACCATCTACAAACCCCCAAAGCCAATTTGCAAAGTTTTGCGTTTTTGCCCATAACCATTCTACTGTATTTTCCCATGCTGATTCACCTGTATTTAATTCCCAAAAACTGGTAGCAAGTATGGCTATACTCACAAAAAGAATTGTTCTTAGCCACCCTACACCTTTTTCGTAATAGTTGTCAAGTGTATTTTGCGTGTGCATTGCACGAAGCGTAGCCTCGGTAGAATCGTCCGTAGGGGTTTTGAATATACGGCCCAAAACAACACCACTCAGTCTTTCATGTATCGCTTATCGGGTGTTCCATCTTTCTTCAAAGGGACTTCTTCTTCCTTAACACCGAGATTCACTGGTGCTTTAATTTCTGCGTTATGTTTTGGGGGATTACTGATAAGTTTGTTTTCATGTTGTTCAACGAGGGAAGGAGAACCACCCGGTACACCCCAAGAAGGAGGCATTTTACCGGGATTTTGCTCCATCCAACGCAATTCAGTTTCAAGTTGTGCTTCTTGCATACGAAGTTCCATTTCCGCTCTACGATTATCAAATTGATATTGCATACTGCGGTATCGTCCCTGTCGCTGTCGCTCCATGTTTTGAATACGAACACGCTCTTGCATGTTTTGTTCAAAGAACATTTTGAAAAAGTAATAGGCGATTCCTTGTACAAAAAATGCGGCCATGGCGTATGTGAAACCATTTACCAGTGGGTCTTCTGTGTTCAACCACATATCTGCATCAAAAAGACCAATTGCTAATCCTACAAGTGCTGATTGGGCAAGAATAAGCCCCATTAGGCGTATTTCGGCTTCCGAAGTATTACTGCTTTGTTGCATTGTCCTCACGCTTGGTCACTTTGATGGTCAATATAAGCATTTCGCTTTCCTCACTTACCTCAAAACTTCACTCACTATTTTTGACCCCCCAAGTTTACTTCATTTATTCACTATAGTCTATACTACTATTATATTGAGAGTAAGACCTATGAGTAAAGTGACTATTTCAGTTACCTCATTTTTGGTGAAGTGAAGTTTGAGGAAAGTGAGGTAAGTGAATACTCACAACTCCCGAAGGGTTCCCTTGTCTTTGAAGTGCCGTGCCCTGTTTTCATGTTCGCCTTCAAGGGTCAATTTGCCGCCCTTAGTGTGGCTAATGTCCTTATGGTCGTGGCTTCCATAGATACCACGGCGACGGCGTTCACGGTTCAACTCCTCCCGATACTTCACCCGCTCCGGGCTGGACTCGTACTTCTTGTCGTACTCCAACTTATGCCGCTTGGCTTCGGGGCTTACACGCTCCTTGAGCAGTTGGAAGGCGATGTTCATTGGTTCACTACGAGTAAAACCTGTTTCTTCGTTGTGGCCTATACCATCAAATGACCCTTCTGCTCGTCTTTTCTTTTCAAGTTCAATAGCCTCCAATAAGTTATAATACTCTTCAAGGTGTTTTTCATCATCGTGCAATTCCGAATAACGCTCGTCAATAGCGTTTAATTCTTCGTCAGTCATATATTCGCCATCGGCACCAATGTTGTTTCGGACTTGCTGATAAGTGTCTGCGTAATCAGCAGGTTCATTTTTCAACAACCGCATAGCGATGTCCATTGGTTCGCTACGAGTAAAGCCTGTTTCCTCATTGAATGGAACTCCGTAAAAAGAACCTTCTGTGTGAATAGGAACTGTTGGTCTATCACCAATTAGTTCTTGATAGCGTGGAGAACCTTCGTTAAACTTTGGTCTTCCGTCTCCAAATGTGCTTATCTTGTTTCCGTCTTTATCATATCCAACGGCATTTTGAATACTTGGAAAATGTGTATTTTTAGGAATAGAAGCCTGTAATTTTTGTTGTGCATCCATTAAATCAAATTGCTCATCTTCGGTCATTGGATTTTCATTATTTTGAAGGTGTGCAACATCACGGTTTCGCATAAGGTTGAGTAATTTTTGAGCATGATGGTCGTACTCGTGCATATCATAGTCAAAAGGATGCCTTTGTGTTAAATCATGACTCGGATGAAGTGATGATGAAACTGCTGAATCCCAATCAACTCCTTCTTCACCCGGATGCCAGTCAACTCCTTCTTGACCTTTGTTTTCAGCATTGGGGTCATATATCTTGTCACGCTTTAGCAATCGCATAGCAATATCCATTGGTTCGCTACGGTGAAATCCTCCGGCCATCCTTGAGGCTCCTCCCTGTGACGACTTTGGCTCATTGTACCGGTTGTAAAAATCACCATGAGGGTCTTCTACATTCCAATGTTCATACTCTTCCGCCATTTTATCCAACGCTACTTTTGCAGGATGGAGTGGGTGCTCTTCTTTCTCCTCATTAGGTAACATATGTTGATTAGAATAATGAGACATAATTTTCATTTGCTCTTCATGTGGCATGGCACTTATTTTTGCTGATGCGTCATGGAAATGTTGAATGTAACGGAGGTATTCATCAAACGCTTCATCGGGATAAAGGTGGTGTTCATCCTGTTGAAACATACCGCTGTAGTTTTCAGTTTCTAACTCACCGCTTTCGGGGTCATTCCAGTAAGAAGATGGTGCACCAGCAATAGTATCAACAATTTGCTTTTGCTTACCATGTAATTCATCATAAGACAATAATGGGGAACCTAAATCAAACGCATCTTCCATGTATTCCTCCATGTTATCATCTTTGAGGAGTTGGAAGGCGATGTCCATTGGTTCGCTTAGTCGGAACTCATCATCAACAGTTCGGGGTTGACCCCACCCCGAAAACTGTGATAATGGATTTTCTGTACTATATGGTAAAATGTTGAATGATTCCATCGCTCTTCCTACAGGTTCATCATAACCAAAAGTACCGGGAGCATAATCTTTCATTTTTCCTCCTACAAGGTTTTGTATAGCCATTGGAACCTCTTGTCTTGCAAAAGCACGAGAGGGTTCTGTCAGCAAAACTGCTTGAGAGGGGTCAAAACCACCCGGCATGAATCCTTCGGTTTGTACACGCCCTTCTTTTTGAGTAGCGTGAAACTCCGGCTTTTCAAAGGAACCAACTAAGACACTTGGCCTTCCACTTGGTTTACCCATTGAGCCGGGTATGTCGGGCATAGTGACACTCATTCTTGCATCGGGGTTTATCATAGGTAAAAACGATTGTAATTGAGGCGGATAAGTAAATGCTCCACCTTCGTCCACATATCCTTGGTCTGTAATTTTACCCCCTTGGATACCCGGAATAATGCTCTTCATCCCTTGAGCAGTATGACTCAATTCCCAATCTCTTACATCGGGTCTTAGTGGTATGTTTTCAATGTTTTTTGCATCCTCAAGAGACATCAAACGAGCCTGTCTTAACACATTGCGTAAGTCCTCAGTGGTATCAAAATCCTTTGACCAATGCCGAGGCAAAGCCTTCTTGACCAACACACGCTTCATGAAAATCTCACCTTGTTATGTTTTGGATGAAGCACTGGGTTTCTTTTAGCCCAATCATCCATAGTTGTCCACTGATGAATGTCTTCAATTTCGTCATCATACATTTGTTCCTTTATTTGACGCATGTAATTTTCTTTTTCGGCATCTGTCAAAATAGGATTTTCAAGACCAAAATGTGCATCTTTCCATGAAACTGGTAGGCTTCCCTCAAACATATGGTCTATTTCATCTACAAAAGGTCGCATATCTTTCTTTGCCTTTTCTCTTGCATCAAACGATTTCCACCCTTCTTCATTCGGAAATAACTTACGGCTTTTTCTTTGATTAGCCATTATAATCGGTACTTCCGTTACAGGGATTCGTCCCTCTTCTACCGCTTCCATTAGTTTTTGCTCAAAAGACTTATTTTGAACTAATACGGGCATCATATTTCGTGTCGGTTCTTTATCCCTACCCCCTGTGCTGGCTTTTGATGCAGGCATGGCACCTACTAAGCGTTCCGGTGGTATAGCAGATGTAAATCCTGCTTCTCTACCTTCTCTTCTTGCATCTCTTGCAAATGCTCTATCGCTTGGCCTACCAAAACCCCTTATTCCTACATATCCCCTTCTATCTCTTGAAGAAACATTAGCGGCGGCATTTCGGGCTATATCATTTTCTATATTCGGGCCAACAAAAGCGATATTTTCAGCAGGAAACCTTTCTCCCGGTCGCATTTGTTCTTTTTCCCACTTTTCATTAACAAGACTATGTGGAAGTGGTTTTAACCCAAAACCACTCCCTTGTCCTATATGTTGAATGTCTTTATCTGCCATTAACTTAACAGCATTTACAGGAGGTACTTGACCCGGCAAAATGTTTCCATCTTCATCGTAATACGGGCCTTCTGTATGGTAACTCCAATCATGTTCGGGCAAAGTAGTTTGCCTACTAAAATAATCACGCAAAAATGGTATTTGCTCATGGTGGTCTTGCATTCCTATTGCTGGAAATTCTCTCATTGCAATTCCGCTTGCCAGTGCACCTTCAAGATTCATACCTTGTAAAAATTTCTTCCCCGCTTCACCGGGATAATGTTTTTCGGATGTTCTTTTGTTGCTATCCTCAAATTTTTCACGCTCAAGTAAAGGCATTCGCATACCATATTGTTCGGGTGACAATAACCCCATATTTTCATCCCCTAACACTGCATCACTAATTTGCTGTTCAGTAGGCATAGGCTGGCGCACAGCCACTTCTTGGCGAGGTACACCAAAATCAGCGAGAGTTGCTTTGCTTATCAGCACCCTCGCCATGCTCGTTCCATGATGAAATAATTTAAAGACATACCGCCTCATGCGTGTAGCATGAGCAGGCGTGTCCTTGTCAAAGGAGACATTGGACAGGCTGTTGGAACTGTAGGTGGTGCGGCCAGCGGTGCCGCCCGTGGTGCGGCACTTGGAAGCATTGTTCCCGGCGTTGGCACAGTCCTCGGTGGTATTGTTGGTGGATTTATGGGTGCTAAAACAGGCGGTAAGGTGGGTGATGCACTTACTGGTGGTGAAAACATCACCGAAGCCAACAATCAGCAATCATTTACTGATAAAGTAAAATCTCGTGGTGAAAAAGCGGCTGATGCCGGTGCCGCTTACGCACAAGCACAACAAGCCAGCCAGCAACGCATGGAAGAGCGTGGTCAGCAAATGGCCGACAAAGCCAAGGCTGGCTCACAAATCGCTACGGGTGAGGCCATGGACATGTCGTGGCGATTGCTCAAAGCGTGGTCGTTTCTTCCCGGCTTTGATGCTTTTGACAAGGAACTTATCATCAGTCACGCTAATAAAATGAAACTAAAACATGTGAGTATTCACGATTTAGGACATCACGATATGCGTTTCAGTCAAAGGTACAAACCCGACCAAAAAATGCCAAAAGGTGCTGAAAAACTCACTCCACGAGATTTGGCACTTGCGTACATGGACTTGATGCTTCATCGTAATCCCGAATTGATTGAGCGAGGAAATCAAAAATCAATTCCGGGTGGTAATGATGAAAAAGGTGTTCCACATCCCGAAAACTTTCCCGGTATTGCGCTTCCTCTTCTTCGTACAGATGAACCGATAAGAAGCACGGTTAAAACCGACAAGGGTAGGATTGTAGAGCAATATCACCCTGTTTTTGCCGCCGGACATGCTCGTGATGAGCCTTCCGAACATCCAAAGTTTTCTCTTGTCACTGCGAATGATGCGGCAACACAAGCGGGGAACAGGAAAACAATAAAAGCAACCCATACCGTAAATCGCTACTCACATGATTTTTACGACATTGCTGATGATGAAGCCCGCCAAGCATACTACGATGAAGCAGATGTGCCAGTTGGAGTATCGCAAATTGAACGCAACCGGCGAATTATTGCTAATGAAGCAAACCGTCGCCATTTTGGTAATTTCCTACAACAAATTGACTTTGAAAGAATGAAACAACAAGGACTTGGCCGTTCCATGACCCAAACACAGGCAGAAGCACGAGTGTCCGGTCAAAATCCAATGGCCGACATGAACCCTTTGCAAATGTATCCCGAAGGTAGTCCTATCGCAAGGCAATATCGTCAATTTCAAGAATCAAACCCTCCGGCTGACGATGGTGATGCAGGCGTAAGCGCAGAACCCAAGAAAATCAACCGAAACGAAAATTATACAAAACAAATGTTAGATTCGGGATTGTATGTTATTGTAACCGATGAAAACGGAAATGAAAGTTTGGTGCGAAAAGGTGAACCAATAGACATTGCTTGGCGTATGCTTAAATCACAGTCTTTAATTCATTAAGTTTTATTTCCTCAGCAATTTTTGAGGCATTGGTTAATCCCGCTTTATCTACTCCGCAATTAAAACCCCAAGCGGTTAAATGACGCACAAGTGACTCGGTAGAGATGTTTGCTCCGCTGTTTTCGGTAAATGGACAGCCACCAAGACCACCTATACTTGAATCAAATTCTTTTATGCCGCTAAACAAACCTGCACGAATCAACTGTAATGCTTGTTCTTCATTTCCTCTGTGGTGAAGATGTAAAGCGGCTTTCATATGTTCGTTTTTCGCAAGTTCCGCTAATTGTTGTACTTCTTTGCGAGTGCCTGCACCCACAGTGTCAGCAAACACCACAGTGCGACCAAACATTTTCGCATCACGAATACACGAAATAAGTGTTGAAATGTTAGGTATTCCGCTGTAAGGCGAACCAAACGCCATGCTAATGTACACTCGCACATTTTTCTTGGGTACTTTGTCTAAAAATGTCTTGTACATAAGTACAATTTCACTGCGAGTCTTCCCCATGTTGTTCATGTTGAAAGTTTCGCAGGGTGAAAACACAATGCTGAATTTTGTAGCACCAGCGGCTACCGCACGGTCGTAACCACGCTTGTTCATGATGAGAACGCTACCCTTACGAAATACTTCGTTAGCATCAGCCATTTGTGGCACAAGTTTTGGATGAGCGAAACTCGTTTCTTCAATGTTTTTCAAGCCTGCACTGTACAACGCATCAATGAGTTTTATTTTGGTGGAGGTTTCAACGGGTTGTTTGAGTGCTTGTAAACCGTCACGAGGACCAACCTCGTAAACGGTTACCTTCACTGGATTCCCCTCCGCATACCATTGAAGCAGGCTTGATGAAATGCTTCTTCATCTTCAATGTAAATCATAGTATCTTTAGGGTTGGGTGTGGCAAACCACACTGTGACAAATCCCGCTATGAATGAGAGGATGAAGAGTGTAGGCAACAGCATGTACAGGCCGAGTGCGGTGCAGAAATTAAACTTGTCGGTTATCGCATTCTGTTTTCAACCGATTTATCACTCATAGGCATACTTTCAGTAGAGCGGAAACCCGGTCGGACAAATCTCGGATTTCGGGCAGGGTCGCCTCGCTTGCGGGAACGCATTGGGCCACGAGACATACCTTCGGTGCCTCCCATCGGTGGGCCTCTTTCTTCACGCATTGGTGGTGGGGATGGTTTTGCCGTGAATGGGTTGAATGGTTCCTGTTCACGCTGGCGTTGACGGATTGGCTCAAGAACATCATCTGCCATCGGCATAGGTAGGCTTGTGCCCATCGGCCTATCTTCTCCGAATGGCTCTAAGCCGTGGATAGGTGATTCACGAGGAATTGAAATGTTTGCATAACTGGACTCTTCATCCATCTGCGGTACACGAGCGTAATCGGGAGTCCCTGTTCGCATACGACCACGCCTGTAAGGACGCTCTTTGAGAATAATCCACGCTTTGTTAAATGCGCTGGTCATAGCACGCACAGGAGGTTTTGGTATAAAAAATCCATTCTGTAATTTTTTTTTGGGAACGCTATGCGTGCCCAAAAGAAGTGCTATGGGATAGCACTGTGCTATGGCTCCTTCTAAGGGGGTGCTATGGGGCTGTGCTATGGGGTGGGTGGGTCGCAGTGCCCCGTTCTATAGACCGCTATACTGCGCTGTGCTATGCCCCACCCTCAACCCAACACTCGCATAGGGGCGGGTCTATAGACGGGGGCGCAGGGGGCGGGTCTATAGAATCCCCACCCCTCTCGCCCGCCTTTGCGTGAGCGTGTCTATAGATTCCAGCCCATCCCATAACTCGCACACCCATAAGTCGCAAGCCCCCATGAATAGCGACACCTTGACCCCAACCC